CACCAATTGGAAAGCCGCCGCCTGTGTAGCAGGAGCCGCAGAGTTCAACTCGTCCAAGAACAGGATAGCGGTAGACTCCGGATCTGTAGGCAATTCTGCAGGAGGTGCCCAAGTCATTGTATTAGAATTGGAATTGTAATATGGAATACCCTTGATGTCGGTAGGTTCCCAAAGACTCAAACGCACATCAATAACTTCGCGGTCTTGCTCGTCGCCGAGTTGTTTGATAATATCGCTTTTACCAATTCCGGGAGGACCCCACATAAAAACAGGGCGTTGAATTTTGATACACTTACGAAGACTCCGTTTTGCCTCATTAGGAGTAACGGTCCGGTTAGTGCTAATCTGCTCTTTTGACATTGTTTGCTCTTTCAAAGTTGATTAAAAATATTGAATCTCTTATGCTTCAATATGTATTAATTATACACTCAACTCTGAGAGATGTCAAGCGATCTAGCCTTCGCATTGGTAAATTTTTCAATGTTTCCAGAAAACAACACCAATTGGACAGCCATTTTATCATCAAAAACCCACATACCCATTTTGGTAATATACCACGGGCAAGTGATAAAGTTATCCAAACGAAGTATCATTTGGTTAGTAAACTTTAAATCTATGCGATTTTCAAAACGGACTTGGTGTGTAGTGAAGTGTTTGCAAAGAATCTCAAATCCTGTATCTGTTAATTTGAGTCCGCCTATTGGTTTAGGTCTTGGATTTTGCCACAGTTTTCTTGCCATTTTTCGGATGGCAATATCATCTATATCTAACCCTTCAGTTTGGGCAATGTACTTAGTAATTTCAGACTTGCGACTCATTAGCTAACTTCTCACCGGTGGTTAATTTGAATACAGAGAAGTCTTGCGAATTGAACATTTTGTTAAGTTTTTCAGCAAGATTAAATGCGTGTCCAGCATTGGAAAATGACACTTTTTTATATTTTGGACCAAGTTGTTGTGCTACGATACTGCTGGTCTTTAGGTTAATTGGCTTTTCTTGATAAAAAACAGCCCAAATGGCCTCTGCATCCAAAACTTGTTCTGTTTTATATGTTTTTTTGTTAGTCATTTCTAACAGAATCGTTGGCTTAGGCCTGCTCATAATATACGCAACCTCCAAATAAGTGCGTATATATTTATCCTAAGAAGTTAAAATTTACCACCGTCCATTTTAATGACGATATCTTCTTGTTCGGTACCCTCAGAAAATTCACCTGCTAATCGGGTCATTACGACACTTAGACTATTCTGCAGATCTGATATTTCTTTGATTGACAGCGTGAGATTTTTTTGATTGGTTTTGATAGCAACTCGCGCCTTATCTAAGAAGTCTTCAATTGGTAGTGTGTTTAATGCTTTCATAGTTTGCCATTAACATTATTTAACACAGATTTAACTTCGGCTTCTGTTTTAAACGGTCCAAAATAAGGATAGCGTTGCAGGGTAATTAATTTCGGACAGAATGTCCTAATCCACCCTTTACGGAATTTAATTACATAATATCCTGCACAATATCTGCTCTTACTTTTGATATTTTTAGCATAAAGTGGAAGTTTCTCTTTAACATTATACACAGGATCAAATGGTTTAGTTCTACACGGATAGTCGTGAATTGAAAATGTTTTTGGTTCTACATCCCCGGCAGTTTTCTTTAGACTCTCTTCAAACAACTCGATGCCCAATTGAGTTTTTACATCATTAAGATTTTTAAATCCGAATGCATATCCATTTTTAAAAAAAGTATACCCTTTCCTTGATTTTGAAAGGGCTCCTATTTTTCCATCATCCGTTCTAACTAACCACTCTTGACCAGGAACTAATATTTTGGCAGTTGAGTTCATTCTGCATACCTTGCATTTAGTGGTTCTGCATAGCTTTGTATCTGTTCGCTAACTTTCTGTAGATCAAATTCTGCGCAGAATTTAAGAAGCCGTACTCCCACCTGCGGAATATTCTTTTGTTCGTTGATGGCAGTTTTAATTGTTTCTTTAATCAGTACTTTTATGTCGTCTGGTTGTGCAGTTAAATCACATAGTAATACATTTCTATTATAGTCATTGACTACTCGATGTTCTTGTCCTTCGTGATCAGACCATCTTTGTAGCATCAGATTATTCCATGAATAACCTTTACTTACTTTATCGGCAAATGCTTCGCGTAGACCAACTTTATTCTTTGAACCCTTTTCTCGAACACCGGGATATGCTGAGAATATGTTGTCGCTGGTATCGCCACGCATACATTTTTCAAATAGCAACCATTCTGGGTCGGGCGCAGGCTTTTCTTCTTTAGTTTTTTTATCAACTACACGCTTACCCTTAGCATCAAAGTAACCTTCGTGTGTCGTTGTAATTTCCATTATGCCATTATATTGCTTGACATTCGGCGCGATGAGTTGTGCAAAGTCGCCGTCGGTACTAATGATAACATGGTTATCATTTGGATGACCCTGTATCCATCCCGCGATTAAATCGTCAGCTTCGAGTTGCGGATTTTGCAGTACTGTTGAGTTAGTTTTATTAATTACAAAATCTTTAAACTGATCAAATGTTTCCCAAAACACACGATCTTCTTCTGCTTCTTTTGGACTTTGCGCGGCACGGGCCTCGGTGCGCTGTCGCTTATACGGAGCATAGGCATCCTTACGCCAGCTTCGACCTTCAAGGCAGAATACGATATGGTCGCCTTTAAAATCACGCCACGCCTTTCGAACACTGCCTAAAGTAGTATGAATACTCATACCAATCTTGTCATTTAGATCTCCACGAATAACATGCCGTGCTCTAAAAAAAGTATTTGCGGTATCAACTATAATATATGTTTTTGTCATTAAGAAATCTCAGTTTTCCCATCATCACGGAGTGCCCGATTAACATATCCAGAATCTCGACCCTTCATATCAATGTTCTCGTCGGCACCTACATTTCGACACAATTCCGAAAACCACTGATCCACAATATCTTCACTTGATACACCAGTGTATCCGGCTTCTCTTAATTGTAACACAAAGAGGTCGTTCCAGTCAAGCTCAAAGAATCCATGCCTTACATTTTCTTTATTGACATGGGTTTCTAAAACTTGCACCCACGGTGTATTATTTTCTGTGGCAAGTTCTTTTGGACTAAGTTTTGCCAGTCTTTCTTTTTCTTTAGCATCTTCTGCTTCTTTTATAGAAATAGTCGCAGCCGCTTCTGCTTCAATTTTTAATCGAATTGCCTCCGCAGTTTCTGCTTCAATCTTATCTATACCAAATATTTTTTTAATAAATTGTTTCATTAAGTTCCCCACTCATTTTTAAATAATGGTACCTGCAATCGGTCACTGTAACGGAGACCGTGTTTCATAGCCGCTAATGCTACTGCTTTATTATTTAAAGCGTAAACTGACTCAACCCCACCGACTGGCATCAAATATACATGACCTTTAAACCCTTCGGAACGAAATTCTTCTGTTGCTTTTAGCGCATCTTCGATATCTTGTTCAGTTGCTACAACAAATTTCAAATAGACTGTACCTACAGTTTCATAGTCGCAAACAACTTTAGGTTTAATAGCATCTTTCCAGGGTTCACCTGCCGCCGGAAGTTTAGCACTTACACTGAATGTAATTTCTCTCCATATATCACTACCTGATGTATATGTCGCCCATTCTGCTAGATATTCTTTAAACTTAGGAGTTAGCCGCATTGTGCCGTTTGTCTCAAATGTAATTTCTTTTAATGATGTCATACACGGTTGATTTAACAAGTCTGGATAAGCCTTTTGCCACCCCAACAACGGTTCTCCACCTGTAATAACAAGATGTTCTTCTCGCCATTCTTTAAATGGCAGTAGATCTACAATACTATTGGCAAGTCCTTCAATTTCTACCATTGGGCTAAGGTCTTTAAATGCAGGATGCCAACTTGCGTAACTATCACACCCTGTACTAACAAGTGGAAGCGATTTATATTCTGGATAAGGGTGATTACCGTGAGCAAACGCAACAGTATCTGCTTCTGTGCTTAGTTCGCCTCTAGGCATACCAAAACCTTGACAGGTAAAGTTACATCCGAATGTACGCAAGAAAACAGACGGGACTCCCATGTACCGACCTTCACCTTGTATGCTGTAAAATAATTCTGATACTTTAATTTTGCTCATCAACTAATTCCTTTTTAAAGATACTTGACCAAGTTTGCAACTTTGTTCTTTTATTTAGAGAAGCCGCATAAACTTTAGATTCTTCTAGGAGTCCATGTTCCATCATTAGTTGTATCATGCACAGCAGGTCACCTGCTTCTTCTTCCAAATGTTCTCTGTTAGTTTTTGGCTTGCCCGGTTTTAATCCATCGATGCCAAATCTAAAACACTTGCTAATAGCCTGTGTTACTTCTGCACATTCCTCTTGTGTAATGAGCAGGATCTCTTGTTGTTTTTGATTAGTTAACATGTAAGTCCTAGGGTTTAAGATAAGTATAGTATACACATATTATTTAGGCATGTCAAGACAATTATGGATAATTTAGTAACCACAATTAATTGGATATTAAACGATTTCTGCAAATCGGAATGCGAGTACTGTCCAATAAGTTTAAGAGGCGGAGCAGAGCCCCCCGAAACAAAAAACTATCTTCGGATAATAGATTCACTAATTGAATCTTATCAAACCAAACAAACTCGATATATTAAATGGGTTCTTAATGGAGGAGAACCACTAGACATTGACGACATTGCAATGTTATTAAAGGCATGCAAAACAGAAAGATCGTCCATCACTCTACACACTAACGGAGGTCGACTTTGGGTAGATTGGTGGGCAATTGAACCGTATGTTGATCATTTAAATTTAACTTTTCACTATTGGCAAAATCCTGCTTTAATAAAATACATCACACAAACCTTTAAAAATAAAAATAAAAATTTTAAAATAACTTCTCCAATTAGGCACGATCATTTTAAAGAAGATTTAGACAGAGTATTGGAACTTGAAGATTCTATAGAGCTACTTGTACAAAAAACTTTGTTATATAAAGAAAGTGATCCATCTGCAGGTATGTATGATTACAAGATCACAGACCTAAAATCATTGGATTTTTACAACAATTCAAAAGAGCAAAGAGAAAAGATTTTAGAAAGAGACCGGCAACGAGCTCTAGATGCATTGAACCCGCCACCAGCACCACCGACTCCCTCGGTGCAACAGAAGATATATTTTCAAGAAACAACTTGGGACGAACGATACAAGGCAACATATAATGCCCAACCGGTTTATGCTGGACAACTATGCAATGCAGGAGTTGAGTATTTAAATATTGGTGCCCAAGGTTGGGTATCAGGTAGTAACTGTAATAACCAACCGTTGGGCAATATTTGGCATGATGGATGGAAACCGCCTACCGGCCCTCAGATTTGTACAATGATAGCCTGCGTTAATGGAAGCGATCAACAGATAACAAAATTTCCAAAAACTACTTAGACCACCACTCTTCGTAGGGAAATTCGATCCACACATATTTTTCTGCTTTGTTAACTTCCATGCCAACATAGTCCATTCCTACTCGACACTGACTGGCAAGATTATCTACAACAACAGCAAATCGAACATTGTTATTCCATACAGTGTCCCATTTTAAATCGGCTGGAAAACACCCGCTTGGCCAGTCTGCCATGATCCAATTTAATGTAGCACCTCTATCATTGATGTCGTCTACAATAAGAATATTTTTACCTTCATACGCATCTTCAGCCATGCCAAGATTACTTACACATGCCCCACCATCACTAAGACTAACATCTAACGATTGCATGGGGATGCTAAAGTATTGGCTAATCATAACAGCAGGAAGTAATCCTCCCCGGGTGATGCCAACTATATAATCAGGCCGCCAATCGCTCAAAGAGATATCTCTACATATACTGCTAATATGATTAAGGTAGTTTTCGTAATTAATTATTTGCTTGTTCATATCGTTCCTTTAAGTATTGTTCGTTGTGTATCCATTTATTCTTTACGAGAAATCCCCACTCTCGTTTATGCGGCCCCGGCATAAACAATGTCCAAGCAGGCATTCCTTCTTTTAACTCAACACGATGGTAAGAAGTAGGCTTACATATACGAAAGTGGCCAGGGCCGCGCCACTTTCGTATCTCACAATTCTTTGTTCCATCGGAGTTAAACTGCGGTATCCATTCATAATATCCTCCACGAAGGATAAGAGTCGCATAAGGCCATGGATGGTCGTGAACATCATCTGGATCTCCTTTTAAAAATTTATGCAAGAATACATTGAAAGGAAACCGCTTACGCTCTTTTAAAAAAAGATAGTATCTCTCAAGATATGGTTCATTACATACTCGATCATAAATGATCCGTTTTCTGCCTAATCGATTAAGAAGTTGTAATAACATAATTATATTTTAATTTAATTTACTTAACAAGGTTTGACATGAAAAGAAATTTTCAGTTAGATCTTGTGTTTGTTTTCTAAGCTGGGGAATCCGCTTTTCATAATGAGTCATTGTTGTTATGATATGATGGCAAAGTTGCTGCCTAAATTTTAGATAACTATCAAAGCTCTCAGTCCATTGGCTAGGATATTTAAATCCATCATAGTACATTTCTGTATATGACAGGCGATCCGGAACCATAGGAATAGCATCTACTACAGCACCCTCGTAACAACTGATACCAAGTGTTTCTTGTAAGTTAGCACTGAACACGATCTTAGCTTCGCCTAGCAAATTATGATATTCATTTTTAGATAATTGTTGATCTTGACAAACAACAAATTCGTATTGAGGCAGGTGTTCTTTTAAGTCACGGAATATTTCAACTTGTTTTTCTGGAGCAATACGATGTGGAAACAATATAAGATCGCGCTTGGGCATACCTTTATAAAGATTCAATGTTGAATCCATATACTCCATAGGCCACCCTGTGCGTACAATTTTAGGATTCAACCCACCTAATACTTCTGCAATATCATCTTCATACCAAGGATTTTCTTCTTTTACTCCACCCATTAACAATTCATCAAAGAATAGTTTAATGTGAAAGTCTGTAGCAAAGTAGTTATGATCAAACGCATTATAAAAACTTAGTTCTGCGTTTCTAACCCACGGCTTCTTACCAACAAGTCTGCCTAGAAAGTCTTGAGGATCATAACTGCCAGCATGCCACAAGCCATGTATAGTTACTGGAATATCCAGCAACTCACTCATATACTTTAAGTTTATGACACCAGGATGCCAAGCATCAGTAAAGATAAAGTGATCACCAGATTTAACTTGTCCATCGCAGAAAAGTCTACCCATTTTTTCAACTTGTACTGCCTTATAGATATTGGTTCCACCAAAATTGAGAAAAGCGCCAGGAGTAGTAGCACTTGGGATATCCTCTGGACCAGTAATAATTCTAACATCGTGACCTGCCTTTCGTAAAAGATTAGGTATATGGGTCTTCCATTGACCCGTATACCTGGTTTCTACGCTTTCTAAGTCAACTAGAAAGATAGTAGACATAGATTAATTTCCGTTACGATACTTGTTTTCTCGCTTATGTTTACGAGTAGCATATTCAACATTCTTTTGCCAATCTTTATATCCCTGGGACCTATAAAGGTCTTTTGGATCAAACTTGGTAAGGGTAATACGACACTCGCTGTGCCATGCCTCAAGGTCTTCAAAGATTTTAGCAACTTCGGGCTTCATGCGAAGAGTTTTTTGAATATATGCAGGAACTGACATGATATTTTTAATACCTTTTAAAATTAACGAATTGTTTTTAAGAATGGAAACCTAGGTCTTCGCGATTAGGAAATTTAATGAAACATCCGTTTTCACCGTCCTCGCTTACTTCAATCCAGATCTCACGATCTGGATGTCTTGCAAAAATGGTTGCATGTAAATCTTTTGCAATCATTTCACAGGATTTGTAATCAAGATCTAAAACTGGAACTTGACTATTATACAGTGACTCACACCAGCGTTTGAACTGGATAAATTCGATGTCCCTATCATCGTGGAACACAGAGATCCACACCCTGAAATGAAAGATGTGACGATGAGGATAACCCAAAAACGATACATCATATTCATCTCCTGTTGCTAACTTAGGATCAGTTAGTGCTACAGGGTATTTATGAATGCCTTCTTTACGGAAGGTTACCCAAATCATTGAATTACTTAGTGTCATCTGCTGATTTCTTTTTAGTATCTTTAGCAACAACAGTCGGAGTACCTGGCAAATAGCCCCCGGTCTCGGATTGATGTAGATCCTTCATCATGTTATACATCTCCCACAATTTCCAATCCATACTTTCTAGCAATTTAAAAAGTCTTTCTTGGGCGTCATCTTTGGGAGCACCTTTGCTAACTTTAGCGTTAATCATTTTATTACCTCGTCGTTTTTATATTGATTCCAGTCTGTAAATTTACTACGATCCATTAGTGTATGTAGACTGTGGGACCACACACCGGGATTAGTTGCCTTAAAATCTTTATCGTCAATCTTAATCATTGTATTATAATTCCATAGCTTGATATAGGGCAACGGAATTCGGATTTGCGGAATAAAATTATTATAGTCGCATAATCCGCCATCGTGAAATTCTTCTACGGCACTAAGTGGAATATCTAACGAGCATAGGTATCCTTTATCAAGGAAATGCGTAATCATATCGTCCCACTGCTTCCAATTATTATAATCGTTGTGTGCGGGATTGAAACTGTGATTAGCACCAAAGAAAATATGCTCTGCCCCGTTTAAGTTAAGTGCAATGTGTTCAACTGGTTGTACACCAGTAACAAACAGTGTTTTTTTACCATATGCAGGAGTGTGTTCGACTTCTACCCCTGTAAAAAATAAAACATTGTCCTGTTCACCACTTGTATAATCTCGGTTCATTGTAAAGACCTTTGGCTAGAAGTAGATTCCCAATCAGTTAGAATTGAATCTTCTAACAATTTTTCAGGTGATATGTTTTGAAAAGTTTTGGTAATTTCATTAACCAGTGAGTCGAGTTCTTCTTGTGTGCCTTCAAAGTCATCAAACGCACCAGGAGCAAAATTGACGATAATTTTTGGGTTATTCAACTGCGTGTCCTTCTTGTTAATATGTTATTAGTATACTGTAATTTAACCTGAAAGTCAAACACAATGATTACCAAAATGTTATAATTTTTCTTTGCGTTTTCTTTTTGGTTTTTCGGCTGCTACTGGAATTCTACTTTCCGCACTTAAAATAGCCATTTGAACATCGCCCACTAGCTCGTCCCAGTGTGTTTCAAATTCAACTCGACCATCTGGATACTCTGTTCGTGTGCTATGGCTTCCGCGGATGATGTTAGGTAAAGTATCGGTAGATTCAGTTTTCTTTTTGTGTGTTGCCATTTTAGTTTTCCTTTATTATGCTTCTAACTCGTCTTTCAATGCTCGAAGATTATCATCATCGGGATTCGCAAAATCGATCTGATCCTGTATCTTTTCTTCGACTTGGAATAAGTTGTCAAATACATTATCAGCAGGACCACCTTGTAGTCGAGCACCTTCTAATGTTTTTAAGAAAGGCCGTGCCTGCTCAATCATTTTAAATGCTTCGTCTTTAGATGTTGTATTAAACAACTCTGCCACAAAGGAATTAAAATATAAAATATTGCGAGGTACCCAGTCTGAATACTCATCACTCATATCTTGAGTTTTAACTTTTTTCCAATGCTTCCAAGAAAGTTTATCTTTGGTCTTAGTAATTTCAATGTCCATTAACTGTTGTGCCCGTTGTACAGCAACAATATGACACTCAACATTATGACCCATCATGAGTGCGTAGGCAAAACTATCCCAACTTGTTCTATTTGGAATCTTACCTAGCTTATTAAGTTTGGGAACTACATGGTAGTGTTCGGGGTTTAAGTGATCAAACTCAATCTTTCCACCCCTTGGACCTACACCTAACTCGGCATCCGTTTTACGAACACCTAAGTTATAGTAGGCGATGTCTGCCATTGTTAGCCTGCGACCAATCGTTGATTCGAATGGGAACGGGATATCGCTTCCTGACAATGATTTGTTGTCTGGGGCTTTGTCCATAATAA